TTATAAAACTCAGTATAACCTCTATCGTTATTGAGTAAATGCCCTAGTACATAAGGGTAGTCACTGATTAAGTCATGGTAAGGAAACAATTGCTTAGGTATTTCGTGACTTATTTTTGTCATATGTTTGCTTTTTTATGTTCTAATAATACTTGCTCAACATGTGCTCTAGCTACCTCCCAACTTACAGGTCCGGTTTCATCGGCATATTCAACCGGGTCAGGACGGTCTAGTTTAATAAATGCTTCTATACGTTCTACAGATGCAGCTGATTTATAATCAGAATACCACTTGAATGCATAGGTCTCTGGACGGTAATAATGCTTAATTGGTTTATATGAAGTATTAGTACGTTTGTATACCTCGTTAAAGTCTAGGCCTAACTCTTCACAGCAGTCTTCGCCATCTACCAGGATATCGTACTTATTCATTTCAAGATAGGGAGTATAGAAGCTAACTAACTCTGAATCCCAGTTACCGATTCTAAATGCTTCCATGTCAGCGTCCCTAAATTCTTGACGGCAATCTGGATAAATAGCATGATCGCCTGCATGAATTCCTAATGCAATCTTAACGTCTTGTCTTACATTACAATCTTCACCTATAGATTTAGTTGCTAAAGATAGAGCAACTGCTTGAATTAATGAACTAAAAATTTTATTACGATTAGGTACGACAGTTTCTTTCATATTATCCTGCTCGTAGTGTCCCTCCGGTACATCTTTACCGCCTTCGACAAGCGCTGAATTAAGCAACTGCTGTAATCCGTCTAACTTAATAATTTGATGCTTGATTCTTGGACGTCCATTCATAGTTTTATTAATGTAATCAACTAATGAAGTAGCGCGTTCAAGTTCAACCTTATGCTTTTGACCGTAATCAAAAGATAGAGCTGTAACTGCATAATTGTTTGCAAGTAGGTGTAGAAGGAGTGTACTTGAATCCATCCCACCAGAAAGACTTACTATCGCTTGTCTTTCAAGGTTAATTACCTGTTCCATTTTAAAATGATAAATTAATTTAGGAGCGTATTATTTTATAACCCGATTAACTCCTTAACCGGCTTTTTTATCTTCTTTACTACCAAGATCCTTCTGAATAGAAATTATTTGATTAGTAACACCAGATACTAAGGTACCTAACTGCTCCCAAATTCTATCGCATTCGTTCTGCAGTTTTTTAATAGCTACCCATTGTACTATTTGCAAAATAATCAAGAAAGCTATTACACCTATATAAAGATGTTCTTGTGTTAAAGTTATTGTCATCTTTTAATATACTAATTTTCTACAGGATCATCAACGTCTCCACGCATAAATTCATAAGCTTCTGGCGTTCCAGGAAAGGCTATGAAATCGGGATGCTCCATAACCCTCTGCAAAATCTTTATTGTGAGATCCCTATCTTTAGTGTCTATTACTAATGGTTCAAAAACAAATTCTGATTCTGCATCTTTTTTGCGAGTCAGGTAGTACAAGCTACCGGCACCGACGTGCTTAATTGCTTCGTAAAAACTTTCAGCTGTTGTCTTTTTCATATAACGAATTTATATATTCTTTTAAACAATCTATAGGTTGCCATCCTAGACGCTCAATAGCATCGTTATTTATTCTAATGGTTTCGCGGTAATTTCCTTTTTGCTCAGACATGTATACTTTGACACATTTAAACTTCTCAATAAACATATCTGCTACCTCATTGATCGAATAATTTTTACCTGTACCAAGCTCCCAGGCATCTTCATGCTTTTCATTCGATTCAGCTACTCTAATTAATCCGTCTACAATATCATCTACATAAGTGAAGTCACGGCGTTGTTCCCCGTCCCCTATAATTGTTATAGGATAATTTTTTCTAACCTGTGCCCTCCACACCCCAATCACAGCTGCCATGTGTGAATCTACTAATTCACCTGGTCCATATACGTTATAGAATCTAACTATCTCTGCATTAAAGCCATATACTCCTTTAAGCATTTTAATCCATTCCTCGCCCATATGTTTTGTCAATGCATAAGGAGATAGCATTGGATCATGATGTCTTGATGACGAACCTGCATATATTAACTTAGCATTAGTTTTTTTAGCATATCGAGCTACTTCTACTGTTCCGACTGTATTTACTGAGAGTGATAGGTGTTCGGCTTCAAATGAAGGCTGGATTCTACTTAATGCTGCTAAATGAAATACATACTTATACTCTTTTACAGGTATATTTTCCATTGCTCTTACATCACCTCCTAAAAAGTTTGAACCTTCAGGTATTTTTGCTTCTCTACCGATATACAGGTTATCGATTATATCTACTTTATACCCTCTACGCAGTAACTCTTTCGTTAATGCATAGCCAATAAATCCACATCCACCTGTTACAAGTACTTTTCTGTTTACCATACTCCTACCGCTTCTTTCAGTGATCCACTTATACATAAAGTTCGGATCTAGAGTTGTCTGTCCAGCTATCATTTTAGTTAAGTAAGTCCCAATATATTTTTCTGACTTTTGCCCCTAACTCTTGATCGTTAGGGGTATTATAGACTACATCAGCAGGCACTAAAATCTGTCTACGTTCAGTTCCGGCAGAATAACAAGATTGACAAAGTTGACCGCATCCTTCTACATAGCCATACCTACTGTCTATATGAGTTGAACGTTGATAGGGAGTTTTTGCATTACAGAGAACGCAGTTATCGTAATTATCATCGTTAATAGACCCTACAGCTAATACATTGCCGTTTTCATCTATTTCGAGAGGTACATGTTGCTGTCCCATATTATAATGAATTTAGAATCTCTTTGACGCGCTCTTCAAGTACGTTTACTGCAGTACGTAGGTGTCCGGTATCTTCTGGTTGAAATCTAGATCTCAATACTTGAACTTCTGCAAGAAGTGCTTGAAGATGCTCTTTTTTGTTTACAATTTCCATATTACTTTTTCTTTGGTTTAGTTTCCTTTACTTTTTCAATTATCTCAAAATCAGTATCGTCTTGATAACATTGATCATCTTGCAGACGTACGATACCTTCACATTCTCCATCAGGACAATTATATACCATCTCTAACGCTTCATCTTCATCCTTAGCTTTTACTAAATAAGTCCAAGCCTCTACAAGAGTTCTTTCTCCTTTGATTTTGTAGGTTGGCATATACTATACGTTTAATGTCTTATTTTTATACTTATGCTTTATAGATTCATAGAAATCAGGAGCATATTTTTTGGCAAGATTAAGAAAATACTGTGTTTTAAACTTTTCATCCTGTGTAGTCTCGTACTCGATTAAATCTCTTAATCGAGCAGCCATTTCATATCTCTCTGTTTCTACGCACCAATCCAATCTACTTTGCATTAAGTTTACATAAGCAGATTTTATTTCTGCTTGTTTGTAATGAAGATCGTATAGATGATTCATACTATACATTTAATGTTTTATCTTCTGTCTTATCTAAGGCAAATCTCACCATTAAACCTCTTTTACCTTTTGGTTTATACTCATCTGGATTAGCTAATAATACTTCTAGCTTTTCTCTTAAGTAAGTCTTTTCATCTTCCCATGTTATTGGTTGAATATTTTTCTCGTGAAACAAATCTTCTGGATGCCAGTAAATTGTAAGGCTTCTGTTTGGTTCGAACGTAGTTGGATCGTATAATAACGGCGACATTACCATACCGTCTTTTACCGGGGTCTTTACTGTGTTAGGGTCGTATAATACCGGTGTGTATATTATTTGGTACAGGTAACATGTCTTGTCTTTAAAATCATCTACCGGAGTATCTCTGACTAATTTAGTTTTGGCGACTATAGCCATCTCCTCACCTTGACTATTAATAACTACACCGGCAGGCAGATCCATCCATTCTACCTTACTAAAACTAAAATGTTCAAATAGAAGTTCTTCTATTTTTTTCTGTTGCTCTAATGTTAAATTACTTAAACCGTAGTAATAATTCTCTACTTCACCTTCTTTAGGTTCGCCTGTAACGGCGTAAAACTTTTCTGCTATTGTCATATTATACGTTTAATGTTTTATTCCAAGCTGCAATATGCAATCTAGTCAAGCCTCTAAACTTATACTTCTTAGCCATCTCGAGACAAAACTGGGTACGCTCTTCGAAATTAGTTACATCGTCTAAACCTGGCATACATACTACATTTTTAAGAGGTATGCTAAATGGTACGACAAAGTCGCGGAATAATTCCTGTACATCTTCTTCAGTCGAGATAACAAACTTAAACTGATAGTTTCCATGCTGCATTATTCGTTTAATAGCATCAGGTACTATACGTTGTTTAGCGCTCATACCTGAGTTAGCTAATTTAGGGGAACAGTTAATTTGATCTAAGATATCAAAGAGATCTTCTTCCATAACTACAGTACCGTTTGTTTCAATTTCGTTAAAGACGTTATAGTTCTCGAAGTCTTCTCTAGTGCTCCAGTACTTGAAAAAGTTAGTAATAGCTTCTTGATGACCTTTTATAGTAGGTTCGCCACCTGTCCAAATTATGTGAATAATACCGTTCTTAATATCTTCGTAAATATCTTGCTTTTTCCAACGATCAATTAGATATTGAAACTCTTTATCTTCACCTCTCCATAACCATTGACTAGTACTATCACAAGTCCAAGTAGCTTTACCTTCTTTAACTAAGTCGCCTTCAAATATCTCACCATCTTCTAATTTCTGCTCTTTAGCTAACTCGTTAGCAAATCTACGAGACATACCGCATGTTAGATTGCAAATACCTAGGCGTACGAAGTAAGATGGTATACCGCTACTTATTCCCTCTCCTTGTACTGAATAAAAATCACTACTAATGAGTAGCTTATTAGGATCTATCTTTGACATTCTTTTTGCGCTTCAATTGTTTCTTTGAGATAGTTTCTTCTACTACTGCCTCTACTACTTCAGGTTTTGGTTTACGAGTAACTGCCTTCCATTCAGACTTTGGAACAAACTTCCAAGTGTTACCTACCTTGGCGTCAGCTAGCTGATTATCTACTCGCTGAATATCGCCTGTTTTAATGTTCTTAATATACTTCATAGGTTATACCTCCATGTTTTTATGTAATTGAATATATAATTAATTTGTGGATATTCCAACAAAATACCTAAAATAGTTGGGTGCTGGTCTCCGCAAAGACCGAGGGCGTGCATAATTGATTCGAACATATTATTTATTTATAGTGGTGTAGCTTCTTTTTCCACCTGTCGATCTGAATTTGGCAGTACCATTTTCCCATATTGCTTGAAGCATTAGCATACCTGTCTTGCCATTCCTCAATTCTACGGTATATAGGTGCGTTAGCCTCATTGAGAATATCTATGTCATAGTAACTATTATTTTCCAGCATCTCTTCCTGCCAGCTGTCTTTCTGCTCTTTCAAGTTTCTTTTTTTGCTTTTCATATTCTTTTCTATAAAATTCCTGTGTCCATCCGTCGTTGTAAGGACTAGTAGCGTGAACTGAGAGTTGACCGACTAGGACTTTTTGTTTTATTAGTTTTTCCATACTGTTTATTGACCTAAATAAGATGCAGAGTTTTTATTATTCTCCATAAACTCTACTTTTACTACTTTAACTCTATTATTAGTTTCTTCATGAACAAAAGTATTGAATTTCTCAAATATAAATTTAGCAAATTGTTCGGCACCGACTGCTGAAATCATTCTTAGTTGAATAATTCCTTCTGAATCCATTAATCTGAATTGTTCTAAATATGGATCATCTGCTGCTACAACAGTTGTGTGATCAAACATATAATCCATCCAGGCTTTAGGACTCATACCCTGAATAGTGCCTTTAGCACGTTTCATTCCTCCGAAATCCCACACCCAATTACGGTGATCTAAATCACCTTCAAACCATACTCTAAATGATACTCCGTAGCCGTGAAGGAAACGGCAATGCGTTCCGTCTGCTTTCCATTGACGGAATACGCAACTGTACCCGTCAAATAACTTGGTTGATTGAAATACACTCATAACAGGTTATTTATAATAATTTAAGAACTTTTCTTTGACTTAACAAATTTTTTCTCTACTAAAGTGCCACCTTTTTTATGCTTAGGTTCATAGGGACAATGTCTGCACCCGGACCCGCAACACTGACCTCTCTGTAAATGAAAAAGAGCCGTAAACACGACCCTCTCTCCTTCTAAATAATAATGTATGTTTTCTTGTAACTTTTTGCTTTTCATTAAATATTAAGGATATAATTGGTTCCAATTGAAACCATCAAAATACCAAAGCACTCCATTAATAACATAAAGAAAAGGAACGTGATTAGATCCAGTATTAACTGAAGCTGTAGTATAAAGATAGGAACCTGTTAGGTTGGGTAAAAGCAAAAGAGATCCAGAGCCTGGATTAAATGATCCTGTATATCCTAAAGATCCTGATACGATCATAGATCCTGAGATGAAAATGGAGCCTGATAATACTAATGGCATGTTATATTAATTTTATGATATTCTGATTACGATAAAGTTGCCGTTTCTATATAAACCTCCGAGAGGAACACCTCCGGCTTGAGCAGCTGCATCATCAACAAAATTTAGGCTTTCTGATACTTGTGTTAGAATAGTTATATTTGAAACTGCCAATGATCCTGACACATCTAGTGTATACTGAGGAAGTGATTTGTTGATGCCTACTTTAGCGTCAGTCATTGAACCAGAAAAAGCATTTCCTGTAAGTGTAGCGTACGAACCTGTTGCAAAAATAATTCCTCCTATATTAATTGATCCTATTGTATTGTTTGGTAAGGTAATATTGTTGCCAATTATAATATTATTAGTTCCAGGACTAACACTAGAACCTGCTTTATAACCAAGGAAAGTAGAGTATGATGCACTAGTTGCATTAGCGCCTGCACCCCAACCTAAGAAATTAGAAAAACTAGCACGAGTTGCAGATTGACCTGCTTGATATCCTATAAAGTTGGAGTTCGATGCACTGTCTGCATTAAATCCTGCAGAAAAACCTATGAAGTTAGATAGTGTTGCTTCTTCAGCAGCATATCCTGCTTGATATCCTACGAAGTTGGAATACGAAGCGTTGGTTGCACTATAGCCTGCTTGATTACCTATGAAGTTTGAAACAGATGCATTATCTGCATTGAATCCGGCAGTTAAACCTATGAAGTTAGCAGTTGATGCATTAGGTGCACTATAGCCTGCTTGATTACCTATGAAGTTTGAATTTGATGCATTCGTAGCTTGATAACCAGATTCGTATCCAAAGTAGTTTGAGTTGTTAGCATTAGTAGCTTGGTATCCTGAGTAATTGCCTAGGAAGTTTGATAAGCTTGCACTCGTTGCAGAATATCCAGCTGCCCAACCTAAAAAGTTAGACTTCTGAGCCCATTTAGCATTAAAACCAGAATCTACTCCTATAAAATTAGATACAGATGCATTATCTGCTTCAAATCCTGCATTATTACCTATGAATACTGATTGTGATGCATTTGTAGAGTTTACACCTGTAAAAGGTCCAATGAAAACAGATCTTATAGCATCACTTGCTCCAGATCCGGCACTATTCCCAATAAACGTAGAAAATTCAGCATTAGTAGCTAAGAGTCCTGCATTAGCGCCAATAAAATTAGAATATTGTGCATTAGCTGCTGAGCCACCTGCATCAGGTCCTATAAATGTAGAATACGCTGCATTAATAGCAAAAGCTCCTGCTGCTGTACCAACAAAAAATGAACCTATGGCATTTGTTGAACCTGAACCTGCAAGTTGTCCTAAAAATATAGATCCATCAGCTAATATAGCACCGCGACCTGCATTTGAACCTAAAGCAATACTATTTATAAGATTAAATCCTGTTGTAGAAGGATTTGTTGAATATATCGAAGATCCACTACTTGATACTGCAAGTACTACGTTAGCTCCTGGTGCATACGATGCTGATACGGCAAACGAGCTACTCAATGCATAAGAGGCAGAAACTACAGTATCTGCGGTTAATGCATGTGATGCGCTAATAGACGATGTTACTTGTGGTAGCGAGTTTGCTAGATTCGTTATAGATAATTTCGAAGTCGTAGCAGTAGCTACTACAGGTAACACATCAGTACCTGTTACCGAAGTAACTGCAGGGAGTTGGGATATTCTTACGTTTGCCATTTTTAGCTATTAGTTTAACTTATACTATTCTATATTAGTACCTGTTATTAGATTATCGTCGTTTTCAGTCATTAAAAAGTCATCGATTTCCGTAACCATATAATATGTAACTTCTACAGGAGCTGGTGATCCAGGTACAGCACCTGTCTCTTCATACCTTATATATTGATCAAAGGTAGCGCCCGGTGAAATAGTTGGAGGAAATTTTACGTTCCTCATCTGTACTACTCCGTCTTGATATGGTGTAGGTTTGTTACCGTCGGGGGTATTGATCTTTAACCTACTTTTTCTGAATAAATCAAGGAGACTCATGTTAATAAATAGCGGGAAAACTAACTCTAAGCTTATTTAACCCATGTTCTTTGGTTATAGTGATAAGCAAGACTACAGCTAGGATCATCGTAGATCTGACTGCTATCAAAAAATTTAACATCACCTCTATTCAAACACCATTCAGTAAGTGCGTATACGCTAAACGGTTCAGACTGATCTTCTCTTAAATTAGTACGAGCTAGACAATACTCTATATATTTTTTAGTTAATCCAGGCCTAGCTAAGATAACATAATCATCTAAAAGATATATCTTTGTAGGGGAACTGTAAGAATAGTAGCTATTCCTTCGGACGAAAATTAAATTACAATCGTTAAAAAGACTGTAAACAGAATCAAAATCTACTTTCCATTCTATATCAAAATCACAGCAGATCCCTCCTTTAGAATTCAATACTAAATACCTTGCAAGCTGCAATTTATGGAAAACCGTAAAAGATAAAAATAAATCGCTAAACTCGCCTAATATAGGGATTAGCTTATCGTCAGTCCAGATTTCAAACTCGTACCCCGGATTGAGTTCCTTAGTTCTATCATAATTCTTCATGAAAGGTTTAGGAATTTCTGTTTTACCTACCCATATGTAGTGTACAAGATTATTATACGACTTCACAAGCACCTCCTGCGCATGCTACCTCTCCCATGAGATTTGTAGTATCAACAAATTCTACTACCTTTGATAAATCAATATCATTTAAACTCTTCATAAGTTCATCATATTGTTCTTTTGTACAGTCTTCAAAAGGTGCTTGCTTATAGGTATGATCTGAAAATGGAAGTACAGAAAGTCCGTTGTAAAATTTGCGATTTTCCCACATCCATTTACCTACCTCATCCCATTCGTTATCTTTGATTGAAACTGTTGCTGAGATATTATGAGTATTCTGTCCAGTTTTATGACCAGGCTTAATCCAGTTCTGATAGAAAAATTTAACTCTTTCAAGCAATTGTAAAGCAGATTCATGACGTAAGATAGATCCTTCAGGAGCTTTTTGAGGTACGGAAATCACTGCTGTATCATGAGGACGGAAGTACTCGTCTTCAACAAGCTCTGGATGGTGTATTGAAAGGTGTGTATAGATGGCTTCGTTCTTACCTACACGAATTCTGCGAATATAGTAATCATTATGCCATGCATGAATACCGCTTGATGTTCCTAAAGTTAAGGAAGAGGTACCAGAAGGTTTGATAGTAGTACATCTTGCAGCAGGATTGATACCGATCAGCTTAGCAACTCTTTCATTTTCCTCTTTAACAATTTGAGCTGCTTGCTTAAGATCTAATTTCTGTACCACACCCGAACCTATTCCGGTCATACCTACCCCGATTAAAGCATCTTTTTCAGTAGTACGCTGCCATACAGGACGTAGATAGTGAAAGTTTGTATAAGAGGCCTGTAGAGTACCGATAAATGCTGCTGCTTTAACTCTTTGATTGAGATCTTCTTGATCATCAACGTCGGAGACGTTTACTTCGCATAAGTTACAAAACTGATAAGGACGTAAGGCAATCTCACAGCACGGGTTGGTTCCCCAATCTTTATCGTTATTAAAATAAATTCCTGGTTCACCAGCTCCGGACGCTTTGATCTTATCCCAGAGAACTGTGAAGAACTCCTCAGTCGCCTTGCTACGTAAAAGCACAGCAGAATTATTAGCACGGCCTCTTTGAGGATTATGCTCCCACCATGCCCCTGATTTAGCTGCAATCATATTTTCATCGTCAGCACTAAATAAACTAATCAAAGCTGCACGACGAATACCTCCTGTCAATACAGCATCAGCAATATGACATACAATATCATGGACCTCGATTGGTTTTAACTTATCGTTATTTTCTTTACTATCTAAAACTCCCTGTATCTTGAGTAAGCATTCTTTCAACGGTTGCGGTCCAGGTGCTTTACCGCCTGATGTAATTAGTTGTGCACCTTTTGGTCTTATATCCGAAAAGTCGAATACTGGTGTAGATCCGCCTTCAAAATAGGAGCGCACTAACACCTTAACTCCATCGGCCCACCCTTCAATACTATCACCGATTAAAAAGCGACGATGCTTTTTTGGATCAGGTTTTCTGATCTCAGGTAATTGATCTACATGATGTTTTTGTACCGAGTAACCTACTCCGGTACCGCCAAGTAATAAGAACATAGTTTCACTAAAAGCACGCCAATCATCTATAGGTAAGTAAGCACAATTATATATACGGTTAGGACTAATTTCAATAGGCTTACCAGCAAACTGCATAGAACGCATAGAAGGTAGAGCCTTTTTATCATAGACAAAAGTGTAAGCATCCTCGATCTCATCTTTTAAATGAGAGAATTTCTTTATGTGCATTTCTTTATTTCTGTCAACTAACTCATCCCATGATTCTCTTCTATTTAAGTCTGGATTAAATTTCGCGTACTTCATGTAAACTGTAATGTCACTTAGAATGCTCTGGGAGATGTCCATGTCTCTTAATGTTTTTTAATAGTTTAAAGATAAGAAATTCTATCGGTCATCTTACGATGCCGTCAAAATCGTAACTGTGTTCCTAAATACTAGCTAAGGTTGGAATTAAGCCCACTTTGAAATCTTTGGGCTTGATAGCTATCAGAAGCTTGCGGAGGGCGGAAGGTAGGGTCGACCATATCTCTTTCTACTAGGTCGTTAGTACCGTTTCTTTCCATGTTAAATACGAACTGCTCATAGGTAGTTTGATTGACAGGGGGTGCCAAGGCAGTTCTCTTTTCAACGTATAATTCAGCAATACTCATAGTGGTAACTTTTGTAGTAATAAATAGCTTATTTTCCTAATTCAAAAAACCTTTGCTGTAAAAAATTTCGTTCCTCTGCACTGAAACTAGTAACAGGTTTACCGGGTACTGCAGCACCTTCCTGAACGAATTCTTCTTCTCCCATCTCACGTGCTTGTATCTCGATATTACCGTTTTCAGTATTAATCTTTACAGGATAGGTCATACCGTCGCCTCCATAACGATTTTTCATAATATGTGCTCTACCTGTACCATTAACCTTATCTAACCTCTTCCTAGACAATGACATCGCAAAGTCTGCAATCATAATCTTATTATAACTACCGGCAGCCTTGTCTCCTTCAATTACATCGTCTTTTGCACCAGCCCTATTTACCTGAGATACAGTCCAGATAGGAATCTTTAAGTCTCTAGCAAGAGCTTTGGTGGAAACATAAATATCATCGATTTCATCTTTTCTATCTATTGATTTCCTCTTTGATTTCAAAAGATCAACATAGTCGATAATAATAAGGTCAGGTCTATTTCCAAGATCAGTAAGTTTCTGAATATGACTCTCAATAGTAGATATAGATGCTTTACCCATTGAGAATTCCTTGATAATAAGCTTACCAGGCAGTTTACCGACTGCTTCGTCTACTTCTTTTCTATGTAAACCGAGATCTTGAATTCTTATTCCGGTAAATATAGCGTCATATCTTTTCCCCATGTAGGTTTCTGAAAGTTCGAGAGTATAGTGAGCAACAGTACCACCGCCTGAAACTATCATTGCTCCTAAAGCTACAAGCATCCAACTCTTACCTCCTCCAGGGTTCCCAAAAATAATACCTAACTCACCTGAACCTAATCCGCCTTGAAGTAGTTCATTGATATGCTCCCATGGAGTAGGTTGAGGGCCCCTCTCTTCCATCCTATAACGAGTCTCAGCATCTTTTTCATACTCGTGGCCAATATTTTTATCTTGACCTGCCTTCAAAGCAGTATCAATAAGGTAACGAATATCATCATATTGACCTTTTTCTAGCAATTCTACAGAAGATAGTAACGCTTTTTTTAACTGCTGGTTTTTGCAAAAGTTTGAAAACTCTTGCTCAACAAAATCTCTATCTTCGTTTGATGCTTTATAAGCTTCTTTTAATTGTTCAATTACAGATACTCTCAGTATTTCATTTTCGATTTTTTTTATCTCTACCGTTAGTACGTCTAGAGTAGGAGTAGTATGGTACTTATAATAATACTTTAGAACTTCCTCTACGATCCATTTATGAGCTGGATTATCGAAATAGTCTTCCTCGAGAATATCGTAAATGCTTTGCAAAAACTCTCTATGCTTAAGAAGACTAGATAGGACTTTTATTTGAAAGCTTACACCGTACTGGTTTAGCTGATTTAAAACACTCATATTCTAATATAACAATCTTTTATCAATCTTTCAACTTATACTGCACTAATTTTGCAAACGTTTCATTTAACCATAATTGAGGATTTAGCAATGTCTTTCCTAACTGGTCTTCTCTATACAGACTTAAGAAACAATTAGAGTCGAAATTATTTTTAGGATTTGCAACAATATTCTCCAGTGATAACTTATCGGCGTCAGGAATATTTGGATTCTTTAGGTCCATTAACTGTTTATTAATAAGCAGTTGATTCCTGAAGTTATAAATGTCAGCATATCTCTTATCTTTTCCTTCACACTCCTTTATTAGTTCCTCTACAGTGAATCTATCTTCTGTTGCTATCACGGGAAATAATTTTATAAGAGTTTTAGCTGCAATACCTCTAACCCCAGGTACATTGTCTCCTTTATCTCCTACAATAATTTTATGGGTCAGAAAGTTATGAGGAGGTATCCCGTAGTCGGTTAATACTTGACGTGGACTGTAAATAATCTTCTTTACTGGACTGAAAACAGAAACGTTTTCATTGACTAACTGTAGGTAATCTTGATCAGTCGACAGAATAAATACTTTATTATTAAATTTCCCTGTCAAGAAGCCTACTACGTCATCGGCTTCAATTTTATCTATGACTACCAGATCAACAGGGAGACATTTGAGATAATCGATTAGACGAACTATTTGTGCAGTTATCGATTCAGATTCCTCTTCTTGGTTATCGAAAGCATCCCAGTTAGAGATTTTTGTAATATGTCTATTTGCTTTATACTCCGGATAAAGATACCTCTTGTTAGTTGACCCTCCTTGCCCGTCAAAGACTAGAATAACTCTTGTGGGATGCAGTTGTTTTATCGCAGAGCCTATAGATTTTAAAAATCCACCTAAGCCCCCAATATGTGCTCCACTTGGATTGATATGACTGATAGCTGTAAAGCTGCGAAGGAAAGTATTAAGAGAATCAACAATAAGTACTCTACTATTCTTATGTAACTCAACTGGCTCCTGCTTCTCCATCTGTTCGAACATCTTCCTGTAGTCCATTCTTCTTTTGTTTTGCGATTGGATTTGCAAGCCTATCCGCTATCCTTTCACGTATGATATGAATATCTTTCTCTGTAGGTGTATAACCGTTCATTAATTCTTGGGGTATGCCATCCCACGACTTTAAATAGTTCTGAACATTAAATCCTCTTGATATACATTCATTGTATAGGTCTATGTACCTCTCTTTTAGATACCCTAACTTATCGTAGAAGAAAGATACATGACCTTTACCTAATGAAAACTCTTGAGGTGTACTATTGAGATTAAATCTACCTCTAGCTACAACGTTTGGTATACGTTTTAACTCTCTATGTTCAGCAATAAGATGCTTATTGGTTAGCTCTTTAGGCGGTATACCTACATTTATTCTTGTCATAACTTTTATTCAAAATGAATATAAGCTATTCTTCTGTAGGATCAAATACGTCTTTATTATCTTCGTCAGTTTCAATCACTACCTCGAAGTCTCTAGAGCCAAGAGTTCTAAGCCAGTCTTTTGAGTATTGCTTCTTATAAGCATCGATAGCCTGCTTAGTATCATCAATAAAACCATGGGCAGTCATAATTACCCGTCCGGTAGATGTAACATCATTAACGTGATTCTTATCGCAACTTATTTTAGTACGCTTGGCGAACTCAACGTCTTTACCGTTCTTGGTTGCTTTAATTTTATTAGTTCCTGAATTAGTTACATTACCAAAAGTAATAATTAGAGAAGCATCGAAGTACATAGTATCGCCGCCCTTGTTCTTCATCTTGGGCTGGGCCATAATATTCTCTGCTTTAGCAACCCAGATTTTATTTACCGCGAGCATAGTATTGGTATAGGGCTGACTTTGCTTACGAGATAAAACAATCTTCTGGTTAATAAAGTTACCAAACTGCTGGGACATAGCACCTGCATTCCACTCATTATTATTCTTATTAGATTCGATCGATAAACGGCAAGGAATAGATCCTACTGAATCCCATAAAAATAATAGGTTGTAAGGTAGGTTACCTTTTTTCTGTTCGTCAAGAAGATCGGCAATAAATGCTGCTACATCTTCAATAGTATTAAGTCTTTCTCTATCTATATAAATAAAAAAACCTTTGTAATCAGCAACCTCCCCTTCTTCGTTAGGCACTTCCTCGAATACAAGTCCCATTTGCTTAGCATGCTCCCAATTCCATTTCATCTCAGTAATAAGGAATACAGGTAAGATACCAATCTTTTGAGCGCTAACTGCAGCTTCTAAGAGAGCAGTAGTCTTACCTGTATCAGAATGACCACGTAGCAATGCAATATGTCCTACCGGAATACCAGGAATAGATAAGCAGTCTTGAAAAGCCTTTGATAAAGGAATCCAAGTTTGTTCTTTCATTTTAATTGAGGTACTTGAGAGATTTTTAGATTGAATAAATTTCTCTAAATTAAAAGTACCGTTAACAGCTTCCGCTATACTTTCGTTTAAGGAACTTTTGATTGATTTTGCCATAAACTATTTTTGCTTACAATTAAATAAATAGCTCATTAACGAAATAGATCATCAAATTCCTCGTCAATGCTAGGTTTAGCCTTGGGAGTATTCAGAGAAAGAGAACTTGGTTTTGCAGCAGGTGTAGTTTCTTGCTTAGGAGCAGGAACGGCGGCAGCAGGGGTAGTCTCTTCAGAAGGTTCTTCAGGATTTAACCACCCAAGTAACGCTTCTTTCATATCATCGTAGCTATACTTCCTAAAATTACTCAATACGTCAGGCTGATTTGCTAGCCACTTTTCAACTTCTTTCGAATCTTCAGACAGTGGAGTTGTTTTTGTACGTACGCGTACTTTTGATTGATTAAAAGAAGTACCGTTAGATTCTGGTCCAGTAGTTTCAATAGTTATATCACGGCCTTGAATAATATCGGTAAAGTCTCCGATATCCGGATCATCGGCTAGGCTTAATAATTCAGCATAAATTTGCTTACCAAATTCCCAAAGACGTACTCCTTTCTCTTCTTCCCCGCGTACAACAACAGGAGTAAATACACGCATCTTCGGTTCTAACTTACGAGACATGATCCAGTTCTCTTTATCACCGCTAGATGCAAGCTGTTTAGAGAACTCTACAATAGGATCTTTTTCACCGAAGTTGGTTAAGGCTAGCATTACCTTGTTTCCGATACCGTAATGGAACATTACTTCTTTGAAAGGATTTGATTTGTCCCATAAAGCCGGAACAATACGTACAGCATGCTTACCTATTGTCGGTTTCCATAAAATGAGAGTCATATCTCTCTTTTGACCGCTTTGCCTTTGATTTTGCAAGGCAGTTAGTTTAGACTTAATTGCGCCTAAATCCATACCCATAACTTATAGTTTTAAAATTAAAAATACGTTTATATGAGAATATAAGAAGAGATACTCAAACCAACAACTTACAGGTTGACTATTTTGTAAATTTTTGTGGAAAGCTTTTTAAGCTCGTCACCTTGAGAGAGGAGAACAGTATTTCTGAAGTCATTCCAGTTTACTTTGAATGATATATCTAGTACCCCTTCGTTGAGTGATTTAATAAGAAGATTGAGACTATTAATAGTATATAACGTGTTAGTCTCTTTCTTTCGATGTAAAAGAATTGTGTTAGGTAGTACTTTTGTGGTAGTACCTTCAACTTCTATATTAAAGGTGCAGAGAAGCTCTTCAGAATCATAAGATTCTAACACAAAGATCTTACGGTACATTATAGAGTATTCGTTCTGAATAACAGCTAATGTTTCTTCCAACTTGTCTTTAGGAGAAAACGTACAAAATAACTTATTCTTCAATTGATCTTGCGTTAATTCAATGTATGCCATAATAAATATCTATAATTTCTTCTAAAAGTTGTAGTTATATCCTTTTTGTGCTTTAACCCTATATCCATCTTTCTCTAGAACTTCTTTGATTTGCTTCAGAAACCCTTTTCCGTCCTCAGTTGAGTAGTCGATGAGTATTGAGTCGTAAACTACTAAAATGACTTTGCTTTTTTTACCTTTAAATAATTCGTGCAAATCATTTAGCTTTTTTACGTTGTTTACGGTTTCGAGACATTGAACATAGTAATTAAAAAGTTTTTGTGGATTAGCATTTTCCATCTTTACCTTTCGCTTGTTTGGCAATTCTAAAAAACCATTTCTTTTATATTCTGCCCAACCTGCTTCTAGTAGCCAGTTAACCTTATCAAATAACTCTATATGTCTGTATTGTTCTTCGATTCCGTTATACAGTTGCCTAAAAGTTATTTTCTTAGATTCTTGGTATTCTTCTGGTGTTAGTTCTTCTTTTCCAAAGTATTGCCTACCTAAGATTACATGTATAGATTCGTCTGAAGGTAGCGGTACGTTTAACATATTAGCTATTAGCCTGATATGATAACCATCGAAATCAAATTCAATAAAAATGTCGTTTTGAGGTATAAAAGCTGCTCTAGAGCCGTTTTCTTTATTGAAAGCAAGAAAGTTAATTCCGTTAAAAGCATTAGTAGGTCTAGACGTAATATTGTAAAGGTTATAGCTTGTGTAGATTCGGTTATCTTTCAAAGACCTAGCCTTCCATGTGGGTTCAAAAAACTTATCAAATACCCGTTCATCTACTGTTATACCCTGTTCTTCTACCCATTTATAAGCTTCTTCATATTTGTTATACCACTCTAGATTAGTTTCTAGCCCAATATACTTTTCCACTGCATTAAAAATACACTCAGACTTTTCGTAATGTTTTGCAATAGGTATTAAATTATTTACTTCTGGCAAGTATTTAAACCTGTTGTAGAAGTCTAAATGTACTGGTGTATAGCATTGGAGATCTTTTATTTCTCCTTCTTTATCTAGAATATTAAAGTATAGATCTACTCCTTGCGGAAGATAGAAAAAGTAAGAGTGCCATTTTTTATCTAGCAAATATACTTTA